GACAGGCATGCCAACAGTTCTACTCCATAATTTTAACCAACGTCTTTGTCCGCTCATCCGAATAAAAATCCGCTCCAAAAGCTGAGTATCCAAATAACTGGTGTTAGCTGTATTAGTGCATTCACAGCCGTTTCTATATGATCTACCATAAATCCTCCGTGTTTAATACATCTGGTATTTTGTTTGTTTCTTTAACAAAGAATATACAATCACTGTTGGGTTTATCTGTAAGTGGAACAGTAAGTATATGTCCAAATTTAAGTTTAGGAAAATACCATTTTACTTCTTGATAAATGTTTATAATTTCTATCTCAGTGAACGATGGAAGAAACCCAGTAAGTGGATTAAAAACAAAGGCTTTAAATCCTCTGTCATTTAAACTTGTTACTGGTAATACTTCAGGGTCACCTACTGTAGGATCACAAACAATAAGACTCCAATCTAACGGAACCTTAACTTGATATCGTCCTACTTGCAACACAGCCGCAGGACTACTAAAACTTTCTAAAAAGACCAAAGGTACAAAAATATAATCCGCTTCCTTAGGATTGCTATAGTCTAATACACAATATCTGATATCTTCTATTTCTTCGGGCACCATATCCAAATCATATGATTGGTTTTCTACAGTTAATATCTTCGTCATTTATAATCTACCTTCTCAATATGAAAGGGATACTTGGCTTCTCGATAAAATTTCTTTCGCTCAGTCAAATGTCTCTTACTAAATTTTGCACTACTGGTTATATCCCATATTTGTACATGGTCTTTATCCTGTGCTTTTCTTATTCCTCTTCCTATACTTTGTATAACTCTGACAAAACTTTTGCCAGGCTCAAGAAGCACAAGATTAAATATGCGAGGAATGTTAATACCGACAGCCGCAACTCCGTATGTTGCCACAATGATTTTATTGTTTGTATCGCTGATTTCGTCATACTCTTCTTTTCTATTTTTACTTTTCATACTACCACTTACAAACACAGTATCTTCACCTAAACGTTCTACAAGTCCTTCGCCTGCCTTAATACGGTCCACTAATACAAGTGTATTACCACTTTCGCTGAAACGTTGTATAATAGTTGCCATATAATCTAAACGTTCTTTATTCGTAGTTAGATATGTTAGTTCGCTTTGATAATCTCTATATGCTACATCTTCTTGTAACTGGATAACGTTTACATCACAGTTTGCAAGTACACCCATGTCTTGTAGTTCATGTGCTGATAGTGCATTTACAACTTCACCTAAACTTATCTCTAAACTTAAACGTTCGTGATCTGCTTTGGGTATTGTACCTGTTAGCCCCCAACGAATTGGAATATTGCTGAATGCACCAGTTAGCAGTTTCTTTAATACGTCTGCTTTAGCTTGGTGTACTTCATCAACCATAACACATACAACACCCTCCGCAAAATCGTGTAACCCACTGTCGCTCAGTCCGTCTCTGAATCTTTTCTCTAGAACATTTAAACTCTGCCAAGTACATATGGTATGAGTTTTACCCAACTCTTTTCTATCACCAAAATAGACTCCTACATCAAGTCCCAAATTTACATAATCAGTCTCAGTTTGCGTTACCAAGTCTTTATTGGGTACTATGACTATCGTTCGACCATAGGGTTCACACTTGTAACTCAGTGCCGCGGTAATAAGTGTTTTACCTGCACCAGTTGCTATTTCTTGTAAACAGTGTGGCGTTTCCAAGAATTGATTTATAACTGAAACTTGATAGTCACGCAATACTATAGGTTCACCAGCGGCTGGATGTTTTTTGGGCCAGACCCTGTCTCGGAACAAATCTTCAGTTACTAAACCAAATTGAAAACTATGTGGTTCTCTTTCGTCCTCTATATCAATATGATATCCTTCTTCTTCGAGTACGGGGAGGATATGAGGCAAACAATTTACAAATGTCGTGCCACCCATGGTAAAAAATCCTACACATCCGTCCCATCTTCCTAGCTTGTATGCAGGAACATGATAGGCGTAGGGCAAAAAGAACTTTAACTTCTTTTCGAGTTTACGACGAGTAGTCAAGGCCAAACCTTCAAACTTACAGTTGACCTCGTCTTTGAGAATCAGTTTTGTTTTCATGTAATTATAATACGTTCAATTTTTGCGTTTGTCAATAGCGAGGTAAACTAGCTTTTGCTTGAAGATCGTTGGCGTGATTTTCCATTCGTTGCAATCGCATCTGTAGTTCGCCAATCTCTTCTTTTAACTTTTCGATTTCTTGGTCTTTTATTTTTAGTTCTGCTAGTCCTCGGTACCCATACTCTGTATAACCATCTTCCATATTTTTATCCGCTTACATAAGGTTTGCCATCTTTAAATTTGGCATAAAAGTTTTTCTGTGAATGAATTTTTCCAAGTAGTTCTTGTATCTCATCCATTTCTGCCTTGAGTTGAGGAGAAGTTTCTCCTTGTGCAATAGCAATCCCTCTGCGTCCTGCTTTTGCTCTTAATGCTATTTCTATAATTTCTATATCTCTTATTGATAGTTTAAATGTTGTATTTGCTTTAACCAATTATCTTTCCCTATAATCATAAATCAAGTTTGCACTAAGGCACATCCTAGTACTGTCTGTGGTATTTTGCTCAACACCATGTTCCAACCAACTTGGAAATAACAAAAGTTTTCTTTCCTCTGGCTGTATTTTATATCTACTGCCCAAAAATTCTGTTGTGGCTGTAATCTTTGCTGGTGTAGGACTCATTACATAAAAATGTCCATCTTCACCATTGGTTGAAAGATAGTATGCAATGCTAATACTACTAGATCCGTGTGAATGCTGTTCTGCATAGTCACCTTTATAGTATCTGGTTATCCAACTCTGTCTAAAAAAATTACCAAATGCTTGTCCAGTGTGTTGACAATAAGCACCGCAATGGTGTCCAAGTTCTTCGTTGAATTCTGTTAATTCATATTCGCTTATAACATCACCGTGGAAGTCTGGGTCACCATGTCGTAAACTAACATTCATGTCATGAGCTTTATTGGATAAAGGAACCTTTCCCCATTGCATATCTTTAATTTTTTCTAAAGTTTTGTTATGAGTTTCTTCACTCATGTATCCAATATAAACAGGTGTGGGAAATAATTCTACAGTTTCTCCTAATTGCATATCTCTACTTTCATTACTACTTATAAAAAGAAGGGACTAGTAAGAGTTCTTACTAGCCCCCAAGTCCTAACTGGTGTGAGTGAGAGTGACGCAGACAGAGGAGTACACCAGTTAGTGTTTAAATGTCCTTTTATTGTAAGTGAGAATGGACATTTAAATTCTTTAGCCCCGTTTCATACAAGTGGACTCTGCATAACTCTTCCACTTTGAAGCATTCATTTTCTTAAGGTCGGCAATTTTGAGTACCATTCTCAAACTCATCTCCCTAAGTTTATTCTTGTTAGTGTAGATGTAATCCATTAGATCCTTTTGTTCATCTTCACCAAATTTGTATTCATTAAGCATACCGTCAGCAACGATTTGTTTACAACGTAGGAACTTGTCTCGCATTGTGTCTAGTGTCAAATCCAAATAGTGACAACGTGACATAATAGCATCCAAGTGATCCTTCAACTTGCCTCGAGTACGTTCAAACTTTACGTTAGTAATAAAGATGATCGAACCTTTAAATTCAAACTGATCCGGAACACCATTATTAGCAAGTGCTCTACTCTCTGAACGCCAGCTTAGTGTTCGCTTAGGGCTACTATCTAATGCCGCTTTTAGCAAGTTCAAACTAAGTTCGTCATACAGTACACTATCACAATCGTCTAGCACTAGTACACTACCATTAGCACTGTAGTCATATAGCAACTGGTAAAGTCCGATAGGTGTCGCCGCACCTTTCTCAACTCCGAATTTACGCAAACTGTCCTGGCTCAACTTCTTCATAATGCCAGCTTCTTTGAGTACCTTCTCAACTCCAAACGATTTACCAACACCTGGAGGTCCAGTAACTACCATACCGCGAACGACCCCATCACATGCCGCATAAGTCATGTCTTCTAGGATCTCAAATCGCTCCCTCAATCGCTCGATGATTTCATCATCTGTTTCAGCTTGGGCGGTTTCAGCTGAAGCAACAATCTCGCCATCTTTTAGCATTTCAAAGTCATCCTTGCTAACAACTTTGATCCGAATGGACCGATCAGGGAATCCGGTAACTGCACTTCCATCAACTGTAATGAAGTTACCGTTTTTGCCTTCTTTATAATCTTTTACTAAAGGAAACACTGCGTCCTTAATTTCTATGTTACGGTATGTTCCGCTAACAATTTTTACGTCTGTTGTTGTCTGCATTGGTTCTCACTCCTTTTTAACAACTTATATATACATAATAACATCATTACAGATGTTGTCAACCTTTTTTATTATCCTTTTTAGGAAAAAACTGCATTAATTATTGTTCTAAAACCCACTGCTTCATAATTAGGGTGTACTGCTTTGTGAGGCATACGACTGTGAAATAATACTATTCGACCAGGTACATATTCACTACAGTATTCAATATCTTTCAAATCTGGAGTTTTAAAAATAGTTTGTCCATCCCAATCTGGATCCCATTTTAAATTTGGATAAAATAACATACTAATTGCATTTGGTTGCATAGCATCAGCATGGTATCTGTACATTTCTCTGCCGGTATGCAAATTACACCAGGAACGATGATGTTTTCTTTCACCAAGATGTTTTTGTACATGTTTCCAGTTAGGGTGTCTTTCTAAACCAAAGTAGTCCCAATCTTGTTTACTGAAAATGTTAGACAAAACACTTTGACTTTTAAATTCAGTTACTTGACTATCCCATTGGGTCTTTAAACTATATGGTATTTCATACAGTTGATTCATCATTATTGATCTATCATTAAAGTTAAACAAGTCATCAATGATGACCAACTTTAATCCAGACTTTGTATCTATTATTTGTTCTTTCATTGCTCTATTCTTACATAATTAAAAACAGTCTCTTTACAGTTACTGAATTTACTAATATCATGCGTCTTAACTTTTCCTGTTAAGATCACATCTTTACCTTCAATAATTCCTTGTATGTCAGGTTCACGGTTAAAGAAAAACTTTACGATGTTGTTTTCTTTTGTCAAACAGGTTACCAAATGAATATTGTATTTGGCAATAAACTTTACATCTTTAATGAAAGCTGGAAAACGCAACCGCTCTCCAATCTTACCAACAAAGTCACTGCCTTTACGATGCTTGTCAAAAAAGTCATCTAGTCCTTGACGTTTCTGTAGCACACGAAAACTATTGGGCAAACTCGCTAATACTGCAACACCAAACTTCTCTACAGTGTCGCCAGCGATACTTTGTAGTACATTACTTTCAAAGTCATTTATATTACCGCTAAGTTTTTTAGCAATAAGTTCTTGCTTGAATTCATCTACAATTTGATCAGCTTGAGCAACTGTATCTTCACTGATGGTCATCACATCAGATGCACCTTCTAGCATATTAAGAATTGCTGTCTTGTTATCATTGACCTGCTTGTCAGACTCACGATCAAAATAACCAAATCCACTTTTGATAAAACCTTGTGCTTTATCAACTTCGATAGCCAGTTCTAAAACTTGACGTGTATTGTATTGTGCTTTTTGACGTGCCATGTTCTTGTCCTCTGTTCTCAATTTATGTCTTAGATAATAATACAAAATTGTGATCTTGTCAACTAGAATATTAGGAAAAGTATTAATAATGCAAAAACTGATATGCAAAAAATATCAACTATTTTTTGTATAAAGATAGCTGGTCTCATAACAAAAGTACCAAATGTCCAACCAATTGCAAATAAAAGTTTATCCATAACGTCCTCTTTTCTAATTATGTATACAGTATAGCACCAAGACGTCTTATTGTCAACCTTTTATGGCTCAGAAATTGCAGTAGCATTCATATCAACAGGAGACACTGCATGTGGATCAACATATATATTATCTTGTTCAAGTATATATGGAGCGAAATATAAACTTACTCTACTGGTTCTGCCATGTGGACCTGCATCATAAAGATTGTATTCTGGATAGTTTTTGTTGGTTATAAAATTAGAATGGAACTCTGTTGTTAAATCCAATGGTGAATTTTTAGTAAAACTATTGTAAAGTTTATCGGTCAATACTGCATGATTTTCTGGTGTCAAATGTCCTACCCTGCCGTCCCAGCCTCCGCAGACATCCATAAAACTCTGCCAACGTTTAGCTTTGGCTTTTTCTACACCAGGCGGTGCCCAGTCTGGCATATGAGCCCAATCTGGTAACCATTTTTTCAATTTAAATTCTTCCATACTAACATCATTTAAACTGCCTTTAGTTTCGAAGTTTACATTATATTGTTCTACTTCTGGATTATTGTAAGCCGGAATGCTTATTAAATTCCATCCGTTGTGTTGAAAGTCTTTGAACCAAGCGGCTATTGCACTTCCATACAAACCTTCTAAATCTTTTCTTGCAATACCAATAGCATAATCTTTGGCGATAGCTAGTTGTGCTCTTACTCTCTTTTGGGTATCACTGTGATCAGCAATTTTAGAACCCAATGTGTTTTCAAGCCATTGCCAATTTACATCTCCAGTTTTAAAATCTATAAAATTAATAAAGTTGGTCATCTCAGGTAATTCAGGGACAAACCAACGTCTACTAGCTTCTGTATGAATACATACAATATAATCGTCTTTACTAATATGATCCTGGTCCATTAAATTTTTAAAATGATGTTGCATTACATCTAAGCTACTACCCGGTATACCAATCATAGTACATTTATCACAACCTAATTTTCTGCTGAGTTGGAAATACCACATGTCTTCTTTATTTGGTTCATGCCGTTCCATTTCTTCAACTTCTTTTGTTGTCAGCTTTCTTGGGTCTTCGGCTACTGTATAACTAGCAAAGCTATCACCAAATATCCATAATTTTTTGCTCATATCTGATTTACCTTATTAATAATGCTACTAAGTCTTATTTGCAACAGAAATCTGTGGAGAATGCGTAGACTGACAAAACTTAATTTGACAGTAATTTATACCGAGAACAAGTCGCCTTGTTCCGTATAACCTTTAACAGTCTCTATAGTCATTATACCTTGACACCAATTATATGCGGCATCTTTAACATAGTGAAATGACTTATCGTAGTAAGGAATAGTGCCAACAATTTTGTCATGTTCGTAAAAACTACACTGTAAAAATTCGTCGTCTACAAGATTGATTACACTCAATCTGCTTAGTTCTTTATTCTCAGTTTTGTTATACCAACTTGGTCCAAAATCGTCTGCCATTAAATTCCTCCTATAGATCAGCTAAAGTGTTTTTCGATCATTTCTAAACGATCGTTTGCCGCCGCCATTTTATCAAGCTCTGCAATAATAGCTTCAGTAACATCACTGTGTTCACCAATACCTGCGGGCATTGTTCTATAGACTTCAATGTTTGCTTTGTGTACTGCCATTTCGCCTTCAGCTTGCTTTCTAGCGGCTTCAATTAATACGTCTCCAACTTTCATCTTTTTTCCTATCGATTGGCTACCATTCTAGTAGCTATGGTTATTTATGGTGCCGGCACCAAGATTCGAACTCGGGACCTGATGATTACAAATCAACTGCTCTACCAACTGAGCTATACCGGCGATTTGGAGCGGGTAAGGAGAATCGAACTCCTGTCTTCAGATTGGAAATCTGTAATAATACCATTATACGATACCCGCTTCTTGGTGGGCCCTGTTGGATTCGAACCAACGATCAATCCGTTATGAGCGGATGGCTTTAACCAGACTAAGCTAAAGGCCCAACTATTGGCGGACGGACAGGGATTCGAACCCTGGGTACGTTTGACCGTACGACGATTTAGCAAACCGCTCCTTTCGACCACTCAGGCACCCGTCCAATTTGGCCCACACTACAGGATTCGAACCTGTGACCTACTGCTTAGAAGGCAGTTGCTCTATCCAGCTGAGCTAAGTGTGGATAACTTTTATTCAATTCCTTTGTTTGTTTTCCAAACACGATATTTGGCTTCTGACCATACCAATGTTCCTACTATTATAATAGCAAATGGTATTCCAAAAGTCAATATCCCATATAGTTCTGCTTCAACTTTTCCAACACCATTTTGTGCATAGATCCATTGAAATCCATTTATCATACCAAATATGACAGCAATTATTACTACCCATTTGACTAAAATTTTTGTTGCTTCTACAACGGTTTGCATTGTTTCACTCATAATATCATTCCTTCTGTTGAGCGGGGCATCATTGCCCGGGTAAAAATTCCTCCCAAAAATACTCTCCCGTTTTTTATTTTGGCTTCTAGATCTTGGCATGCAACTGTTTTAATCTAGTAACTTAGCCTACCCTTATCTGCCCCACGGGCGCCGGTGTAGGTACCAAGTAATTATTTTTGAACGTATGGCGTATTCCAACTGCCAACTTCCATACTAATATAGTAAGCAGTGTCAAAGTAATCTGTCATCGAATCACTGTTATCGTACCAACCTTTTTTAGCCCAATAACCTTCTCCTTTGATAGGAGCAGTTTTGATGATCTCATGTACTTTATCAAAAAACCCTTTGTGTTCACCATACATATGTGTATGATACTGATTGACTGGCGTATGTCCATCTTCTGGATTTCGCATAATACCTGAGAAGTCTGTTGGACCAGCTTTTACAGTAACAGTTACACTTGAGAAGTCCCGCTTACGAACACCAAATTTAAACTTTGGAAATGTAGCTTTAAGTTCTTCTCGGATTGCTTTTACGTCTTCTGCTTTAATAAATGCCATGTCGTCAACTCCTTGTTTTCTTAACTTACTCTTATATACTAACACCAAGAGCTCATACTGTCAACCTTTTTGACGTCTTTTTTTAAAGTTTTTCCAATCTTTTTTGGTGTCTACCACCTTCAAATTCTGTAGTGAGAAAGGTATCTACTATGTTTGTTATCCATGCATGGTCGGTAACTCTAGCACCCAAGCACAATACATTTGCATCGTTATGTTGTCTTGTAAGCATTGCTGTTTGAGTATCTTTGCATAATCCAGCTCTAATTTTTGGATTTCTATTTGCAGTCATACTCATACCTATGCCTGTACCGCAAACAAGGATACCAAAGTCTGCACCGCCATCTGCTACAAGTTCACATACACCTTTAGCATAGTCAGGATAATCGCAACTCTCTTCGCTATCACAACCCCAATCTCTAACATTGTGTCCTTGTTCTATCAACCATTCACTGATTGCTTCTTTTACTTTGTAACCTCCGTGGTCACTTGCTATTGTTACTATCATATTGGACCTAACCTATTCAATTTATCATCATTTCCGATACCGCCTTCAAACCATGTATTAAAACTTAAAACGCATCTTGTTCCATCGATAGGCTTTTTCCCATCAACAGAATGCATAAGTTGTGAAGGGAACAGTACCAAACGTCCTTGCTTACTTGCAACTTTCTTCCAATGAAAATTCCATGGGGCTGTTGCTATCATCTCTTGATCCATTTCCCATATAACACTAGGAGACATATTAATGTTTTTCCTGTGAAATGTTAAGTTAGCACTTTCTTCTTCAGCCGCTACATAATAAGCACCACTGATAATACTGTTAGGATGTGAATGTGGGAATACTTCCTGTCTTGAATCATTGTGTTTTAAACACCAGCTTTGTGTAAATTTTAATTTTTGATGAGTCGATAGTGCATACTTTGAATAATTATCTAATTGTTGTTGTATCCAATTTCTTAAATTAGGTACATGATTATCTAATACATATGTGTCTTCTGACTGTTCAAACTGTCCATGAGAAGCTTCTGTAACCTTATATTCTAGATCCATAAGTGTTGAGTGGTCTTCAAAATTATCGTTATCTACAATACCTATTGCAGTAGGAAAAATTAGTTCAATATTTAAATTATAATCACTATTACTATCCATTACAAACTTACATCCTCTAATCCAGCCGCTCTCAGCTTTACAATGTTGTTTATCTGAAATTGCTTTGCATCGATGGCTTTTATCAATCCCATAAACTTATTTCGAATCAATGCCACTTCATTAATAATATGTTGTTGGTCAATTACTTCTTGTTCACCTTCAGCATATTTGTCAGCATCTCTACTTGATAATGCTTTATTATATCCTTCAAGATATTTTTTGTAATGCCCTGTTTTTATCTTACGCATTTCAATATTGAGATACTCAAGTATAGCTTCTAGTTCTTGCAATTGATTAAAACGATACTCAACTATACCCGGCATATCACGTGAATGTTTTTCCACATTGCCTTTGAGTCCGCAATCTAATCTTGCTTCATCTAGTTGTTGTTCGAAATGTTGAATTGCAGGAACTATGTTAGCTATATCCTGTCTTACTTTACTATACCAGGTCATTTACCAATCATCATTTATATCAGAATCCTCGTCGATGTCGTCATATGCATCTTCATAATAAACATCTCTAAGCACTCTGTCAAGAGTTGAGTCATTCCCAAACCATTCATCGCATACTTCGCCTAGCTCACAGATATTCTCATCAATGACTGCTAGAAACTTTTCACATGCCAATTCTTTGTCTTTGGGGTTGATATAGGGTTTTATGGATAGCCACATATCAACATATGTAGCTACCTCATCATCACTCATTTTCATGTATAGGTTCTTCCTCAAGTGTTTCGTCTAAGACTGGTTCCTGGATATTTACCTCCGGAAGGTCTTTTTGCCCCCATTCGGTCATAATCAAATCCAAACATCCGTCTGTATTTGATTCCCATGCTTTACGAAACTGTGTGAGAACTTCACCTGTTGTTGGACTAGTATATTCCAAACGGTTACCAGTTTTCTTCAGAAGTTCGAGTTTTTCACATAAGTCGACAAATCCACTGTAGGGATTCATGCCAGTTTCATAAGGAATCTTAATCTGTACACTTTCAAAAGGTTTAGCAAAACGTGTTTTCATTACTTTACACGCCGCCCTAATACCACGAACATCAGTAACTTTGTTACCATCTTCGTCTTCTTTGAGTTTTAATTTACGCATAGCAACAACGATACTTGATGCATAGATAAAGCCTTGTCCACCACTAATTTTATCATCAGGGTCAAACATATCTTGCGAAGCATATGTATGGTTAGTTGCTACTAATC